GCAGTCGCAGTCCCAGGGCCTTAGCGTGGACGTAGGGGTGCTTTATGACGCCCTTGAGGCGCCTGCGAATACGCCTTTGTCGGAGATCCCGTCCGAGAAGACGGACCCGGAAGGGTACGAACAAGGCTTGAAGCTTTTACGGGAAGGCATCCTGGTTGCTTGTGGGGATTCCTACTGGCTGCCTGTAGACGCTATCATCGAGTCTGTGCTCGACATCCGCAACCCGGTGTCAGAGTCGCGTCGCAAGTTCCTCAACCAGGTAAACGCGATGGAAGACTCCTGGATCTCCCCCACCGAGTGGGATCAGTTGGCGTTGACAGATCCTTTGTTCCGACTTAAAGATGGTGAGAAGATCACTTTGGGGTTCGATGGTTCTAAGTCCAACGACTGGTCGGCCTTGGTGGCTTGCCGTGTGCATGACGGTATGATCTTTCCGCTGAAGTGGTGGGACCCTAAAACGTACCCGAACGGCGAGGTTCCCCGCGAAGACGTGGACGCTACTGTCCGCAGCACGTTCCAGAAGTACGAGGTGGTCGCGTTCCGTGCAGACGTCAGGGAATTCGAGGCATACATTGATAACTGGTCCAAAGAGTTTGGCAAGAAGATGCAGGTTAAAGCCTCACCTAATAACCCTATTGCCTTCGACATGCGTGGTCAGACGAAACGCTTCGCAATGGATTGTGAGAGGTTCCTCAACGCAGTGTTAGAGCGCGAGGTGAACCATGACGGTAACCGGGCGTTGCGTCAGCATGTGCTGAACGCGAAGCGTCACCCCACTAATTTTGATGCCATTAGTATAAGAAAAGCGAGCAAGGACTCTTCTAGGAAGATTGACATAGCAGTGTGCTCGGTTCTCGCCTATGGGGGGAGACAAGATCTGTTAATGAGCAAAAAGGGCCAGAGAACCGGAAAGGCAACAGTGATACGATGACGACGTCAGAACAGCTAAGTCGTGAACGTGATGAAATGATCACGAAGTTCGAGGAGAGCGCCCAGCAGCTCCAGGCTAACGCGGATTACTACAACGCCGAGTCGCGGCCCCATGCGATTGGTGTGTCGGTCCCTATACCGATGCGTAAGCTGCTGGCCCAGGTGGGATATCCGCGCTTGTATGTGAACGCTTTGTCGGATCGCTTAGAGGTTGAGGGTTTCCGCACCGACACAGAGTCTGAGGGCGATAGCATGCTGTGGGACTGGTGGACAGCGAATGGGTTGGACGTTCAGTCGGTGCTTGCTCACACTGACGCGCTGGTTAATGGCCGCTCGTATATCACAGTGTCAACCCCCACCGAGGATGATTTCCGTATCGACCCTAACGTGCCGATTATCCGGGTGGAGCCTGCAACGTCACTGTACGCTGTGAAGGACCCTAGAACCCACGAGATTGTTCGGGCTATCCGGGTCTCCTACGCGGAGAAAGGTGGGGAAGTGGTCGGGGCTACTATGTACACCCCTGAGTCCACATACACATGGATTGTGGATAAAAACGGCTGGTCTAATCCGCATGTTATCAACCACGATCTGGGCATCGTCCCGGTTGTGCCCCTTGAGAACACTACTTTGTTGTCTGATCGTTACGGTTCCTCGGAGATCACCCCGGAGCTTCGCTCTGTTACGGATGCGGCTTCTCGTATCATGATGAACATGCAAGCTACCGCTGAGCTGATGGCTGTGCCGCAGCGTCTGCTGTTTGGTGTCAAACCAGAAGAGCTTGGTGTAGATCCGAGCACTGGTCAGGTGCTGTTCGATTCTTACCTGGCACGTATTATGGCGTTCGAGGATGAGGGCGCTAAGGCAACCCAGTTCCAGGCGGCGGAGCTCATAAACTTCAGCCACGCTTTAACCGAGCTGGCTAAGCAGGCCGCAGCATACACAGGTCTGCCACCTCAGTACCTGTCAACCGACAGTGACAACCCCGCGTCGGCGGAGGCTATCAAGGCTTCTGAGTCGAGGCTAGTGAAGAACGCTGAGCGTAAAACCAAAGTGTTCGGCGGCGCTTGGGAGCAAGCGATGCGCGTCGCTTACAAAGCGATGAACGGCGGTAATGTACCGACCGAGTATTTTCGCATGGAGACGGTGTGGCGAGATCCGTCTACACCAACGTACGCCGCTAAGGCCGACGCAGCTACAAAGCTGTTCGGCGCGGGGCAGGGTGTCATCCCTCGCGAACGGGCACGTATAGATATGGGCTACACTATTGTGGAGCGTGCTGAGATGAAAGTCTGGGACGCGGACGACGCCACGCTCCTTGCTAACACCATCCTCGCGGGCACCTCTGAAGGCACCAGCAACGGGGATGATTCTAAGGAAGCTGAGTAGTGACCGAGGAGGAATACGATCTGGAGCAGAAGGCTATCGCCGCCGCCGCCTTGTTGTATGTTCTCCGACGTTCTTCTATGTTCCGACGTAAGAAGCTCACCCCTGAAGAGTGGGTGCAGTTCCTTGGGGATGTGTGGCCTGCTGTGAGGGCTGCGCGTTCTGATGCAGCCTTCTCGGCACGCAGGTTTTACGACGCGGAGCGCCTACGGGTGCTCGGCCTGGACAAGTTCCCCTTGGATCTTCAACCAACTAACTTCCAGACGTTTGTTCAGAACATGGAGCCGGTACGGGTTAGATTCTCCCAGAAGGACGCCCCTGAGTCGTCGGCCACCCAGCTCGGCGGTTTGGTTGTGCGGGAGGTTCGCAACGCAGGGCGCGGGCAAATCATCAGGTCTGTCAAGGAGGATGAGCCTCTGGACAACTTGGTGTCCCTCCAGGAGAGGGATCACCCGGAGAAGCACGAGTTCGATCAGGCTAAGTTCCTCGAAGAAGCTGGTCGTGAAGACCTGAAGCCTTCGGAGATCGACAGCATCGACCCGGCTGACCGCATCGTGCGCGGCTGGGCTCGTGTCGCTACCGGCTTGGAGACGTGCGAGTGGTGTCTGATGCTTGTGTCTCGTGGGCCTGTGTACCTGACCGCTAAGTCGGCTGGGTCTCGCTTGACTGACGATACAGCTTTACGCATGGATGCTGCTGGCACCGACACCACTGCAGCTATTAAGCAGTGGCACCCTAACTGTGACTGCAAGGTTGTTCCGGTGTTCAAGATCTCCAAATGGAAGGACAGGCACGCCTGGAAGAACGCCGAGGATGCTTGGATCTCGGCCCAGCTTGAGGCGATAGATCTGCAAGAAAAAGAACCTGACCGCGTTCATAAACGCGGCAAGAACAAGGGTAAACCTTTCACACTAGCTGAGGATACCCTTAATATACTTCGAGATCGGCTTAAGCGTGGAGAGGTCTCGATGAAGAAGTTGACCGGATTAGCTGGTTGACACACTACCGGATGTCCCTGGTGGACTTCCTTAACTGCCCAGGAGGCAAATAATGTCCGACGAAGCTACGACCCCAACCGAAGCCGCAGCTCAACCAGCCCCGGCGGCTGAGAAAGCTGAAACATTCGGTCTTGAATATGTTCAACAGCTCCGTGGCGAAGCCGCGAAGTACCGCAACGAGAAGAAGGAAGCCGTCGAGGCTGCCCGTTCAGAGGTCACCCAGCAATGGGAGTCCAAACTGGATCAGGCTTCGAACGCGGCCTCTAAGCTTCAGGCGGAGTTGAGCACAGCGCAGACCGAGATGGTGAAGGTCACGACTGCTCTCACACTTGGTGTGCCGGGCGACAAGGTTGTGCAATTCGCTTCGATTCTTCAAGGCGGGTCGGAGGAGGAAATAAAAACCTCTGCCCAGTCGGCTAAGGAACTGTTCGGAGACTTCAAAACAAGTCAACCCGCGACAGACCCCACTCAGGGAAGCGGTGGTGGAGCTATTCCACTTAACGGCGACCCTATCCTCGCGGCCCTCGTTAAAGCTGTAGGGCCTAAGTAACTAATAGAAAGGATTCAGAACAATGGCTTCTGATTTCCCCGTAGATGATGCACAAATCGCACAGACTGGCGACACTATGTTCGCCGGTTATCTGGACCCTGTCCAGGCGCAGGACTATTTCGCTGAGGCGGAGAAGGTTTCTGTAGTCCAGCGCGTAGCCCGCAAGATCCCGATGGGCACAACTGGAGTTAAGATCCCGCACTGGACTGGCGACGTTAGCGCGTCGTGGCTGGGCGAGGGCGACATGAAGCCGATCACCAAGGGTGATTTGGAATCTCAGACTGTCGTCCCTTCGAAGATCGCTACAATCTTCGTGGCGTCTGCTGAAACTGTCCGTGCAAACCCGGCCAACTATTTGAACACTATGCGCACCAAGGTGGCTACCGCCATCGCGTTGTCGTTCGATTCAGCTGTGCTGCATGGCACCGACACCCCGTTCGGTGCTTACGTTGATCAGGCCACCACTTCGGTTTCGATTGGTGACCCGGACACAGAAAGCGCATACAGTGCTATCGGCGTTACCGCGCTGGGCGCACTAGTTAACGCTGATCCGCCTTACAAGTGGACTGGCACGCTTCTGGACGATGTCGCTGAGCCGCTCCTTAACGGCGCGCTAGACCTTAATGGTCGACCGCTGTTTGTTGAGAGCACTTACGAAGGGCTAGTCAATCCCTACCGCGAGGGCCGTATCCTTGGTCGTCAAACCTACATCAGTGACCATGTAGCCACCGGCACCACTGTTGGCTATCAAGGTGACTTCTCCACTATTGTGTGGGGGCAGGTTGGAGGGCTTTCGTTCGACGTCTCGGATCAGGCAACCCTGAACCTTGGCACGTTCGCTGCGCCTAACCTTGTGTCTTTATGGCAGCACAACTTAGTAGCGGTTCGTGTTGAGGCAGAGTACGGTGCCCTGGTTAATGACCCGGATGCGTTTGTGAAGCTCACGAACACAACTGCGTGACAATTTCTACCTGATGGACGGGCGGTGCCCTTCGGGGCACCGTCCCCCACCCTTAATCAAAGGAGATCGAAGTGGCGTATGCGACGGCTGATGACGTAACAGCTCGTTGGGCTCGCGATGCGACCCCTGAAGAGATCGTCCTGATAGAAGTTCGCCTCGAAGACGTAGAGCGTAAAATCAAGAGAACTATCCCCGATCTGGATCAGCAGATTATTGATGGCGACATTGATGAGGCGGATGTGGTGCAGGTTGAGGCTGATGCTGTCCTGCGCCTGGCCCGTAACCCTGAGGGTTACTTGTCCGAGTCGGATGGCTCTTACACCTACCAGCTCCGGCATGATCTCGCGGTTGGTAGCCTAGAGATCCTGCCTGATGAGTGGGTGTCTCTGGGTGTTACCCGGACGTTTGTCCTGGTCATCCCTAACCCCAACATCCCAGAATGAGCGTGTACATAGGGCCTAACTCGCCTGACGTTGACGTGAACTTGTGTCGTCACCGCGAGGAGGAGCTGGAGATCTCTCACTGTGTCCACGATTGGCGCATCCTCGGCAAGTGGGGAGTCGTCCCGAAGACAGGAGTTGGTTCTCTATGAGCTTACTTGATAGCGGCAATGTGGACATCCTTGTGTTCCTGGAGGAGACAGCCACGGATGTGGACGGCAACCTCATCACGCGCCCGTCGACTACCGGGACACCTGCTAAGGTCCGCATGGACTTTCAGGTGCAGACTGGGACGTCGGCCCGCCGCGCTGAGCAGGACAATGAGGGCTACGAGACTGAGCAGTCGTACGTGATACGTTTCCCAAGGTCTTGGACCACGGTTATTGGTGCGCAGTCGCAGGTGGAGTGGAACGGTAACCGATGGTCTATCCAGGGCGACCGCGCTATCTACAACCGGTCACATCGCACAGCTCACGAAGAGTATAAAATAAAGAGGTACTGATGGCTACCGTGAAGATCTACAGTAAGAAAAAATGTAACTTCGCCGCCTCGCACCATGTGAAGACCCAGGCATGGGTCGATGATAAAACCGACGACGTGTATGACAGGGCCGAGTTCCTCTTGGCTACGGCCAGGGCAACCACAAACTGGGTGAAGCACGATAAGTCCAGGGCTCACATTACCAAGATCAAGAAACGTCGCCAAGATGTTGATGGTTATGTGTGGATGGAAGGCGACAACGCTGTCGCTATCGAGTACGGCCACAGGCCGTCAGGGGCATACTCTGACGCCCCAACAGCCCCTAGTGGGCTTTACATTATAACAAGAGCAGCTTTAGGAGGGTGACATGAGTTCTTTACCACGCATTCAGAGCTTAGTAATACCTATCCTGCAGGCTGCTTTTCCCGACGTCCGCGTTGGGTCCTGGGTCGAGGACGTCGACTACCGCGTATTCCCCATGCTCATTGTGAGGCGTGTAGGCGGAACAAGGTACGGGGGTGGGCCGACGCAGTTTAGTTTTTCCACCATCGAGTTGTCTGCGTATGGGACAGTAGATCTGCCCACTACAGAGACGCTCTACGAGGATGCGCTCGATGTTCTTTACGACTCGGTCAACAACCAATTCGTTGAGGGCCTAGGCTACCTCCATTCGATCAAGGAGACTTTCGGAGCCACGCAGTTCTCCTCCTTGTTCCAAGACTCCTGGCGGGTCCAGGGCCTTATTTCCTTCGGGGTTCGCCCCATCCAATCCTAGAATGAAAGGCCAAATAAATGGCTTACAATGATGCAGCAGTATTGACTGCTGCTACCGGGTTTGTTTACACCGGTGATGTCGACAACGCCGCCCCTGAACCTGCAGAGCTCGGCTTAGGGCTGGATCTATTAGATCCTTCCGGCTGGACTGCTACTGGCTGGGCCGACTTGGGCCACACCTCGCGTGGGGACCTTCCTGAGTTCGGCTCTGATGGTGGCGACACTGAAGTAAAAGGTACATGGCAGAACGAGAAACTGCGCAACGTGGTTTCGGAGAGCCCAGTCGATTATGTGACTGTTGTCCTCAACCAGTTCGATGCAGACGCACTAGAACTGTATTACGGTGCTAACTCTTCGTCTGTAGCTGGCGTGTTCGGTGTCGCTGGCGACCTTGTCCCTATCGAGAAGTCTATATTCATCGTCATCGAAGACGGCGATACTCAGCTAGGCTTCTGGGCACCTAAGGCTTCGATTACTCGTGACGATTCCATCACGCTTGCTGTTGATGAGTTCTCGGCACTTCCGATCAAAGCAACCTTCCTCTCTTCGGGTACCGAGAACCTGTTCGAGTGGATCAACGCAGACCTGTTCCCTAACGTCTGAGACTAGTGCCGGAGAGGTGGGTCGGGTGCGAACCTGGCGGGCTGAACTTGGCCCGCCTCTCCTCTAGCAACTGAATATCAAAGTCCCGCCGTCAATAAGAAAGAAGGCCCGCTGTGTCGAATGTGTTTAGTCTAGATTCCTTGCGCGAAGAAGTTGAGAAGCAGTTCGCGCCCCTGCAACTTGAGATTGGCTCCAAAACGGTGACCCTTTCCAACTTGATGCGCCTCCCTAAGCTGAGGCGTGACAAGGTTCTGGCCCTGCTGAAGGAGCTGGAGAACGAGGAGAAGGCCGACATCGACATGGAGGCGTTGTCTGTTGATGTTCTCGCCGAAGTTTCTGACAACCCGACTTTGTTACGTCGCGGCTTGAAGGATGAGCTTGCACTCGCAATGAAGATCCTTAACTTGTGGATGCTGAGCACCCAGTCGGGGGAAGCCGAGTCCTCATCGGACTGATGGATAAGCACGCCGACGAGATTGTTGGCGACCTGAAGCAGTACTATAACGTGGACGTGAGGGACCTTTTTCGGGAGGTTTCTCCGCTCTCGCCAAGGTACATACTTAGTTTGGTCTTGCAGTTGCCTTTGGGCTCTGCCTTCGTTGCCGCGCAGCGAGGTGGCGCAAAGTATCGGGGCTGGGACCACGCGATGTATGCGCAGGTGGCCCTCATCAACGCGGTGAGGACCCAGAACTACATGTTTGTGTGTGCTAACTCGAACCCGAAGAAGAAGAAACCCGAAGAGCCTGTGCCTTACCCAACCCCTGATGATCCAGCAGTGGGCGGTAGGCGTCGTAAAGGCCCGCCAGCCCCAGGATCGTTCGCAGGTACCGCTATGCGTTTGATCGCACGAGCTAGGAAGGCCAGGAAGAATGTCTGAAGTTGAGGTAGGCAGGATAACTGTCAAGGTGTCCCCGGACACCAAGGGTTTCCGCGGTAAGCTTGTCAAGCAGGTAAACCAAGCTGCGAAGGGTGTTAAAGCCCCAGTCGGAGCGGACTTTAATGATGATGGTTTGAAAGCTAAGACTGCTGCAGCCGCTAAGGCTGCGCGGCAAACGGTACAGTTCGATGCTGCTTTTAATTCTAAGTCTCTTCGCATGTCGAAGGCTCAGACTGCCGAGCTCAAGAAGCAGAGCCGTGTTGTGTCCGGTATGGCTCAGACTACTGGCGGCATCGCGCAGATGGCTTCCAGCATCAAGATGCCCAGCTTCGGCTCAGGAATCAACCCTGCTGG